TGATGGGCGAACAGGCGCAGCGTTATGGCCGTGACCTCGACCCCTACAATGATGGTGGTGACCTGAAAACTGTAGTTTCTGCCATTACTGAAGAGGCTCAGTTCCAATTCGAGAAAACGCCAAACGCAGCTGACTGGTATGATGAAGACATCAAACAAGCCCTGCAAAGGACATCAGAATTAATCCCAGAGTTAAATCAGTCGGAAGACAATCGTCAGCTTTATCTGTTGAAGGCTTCGATTACGTCTGTCGGCCACAAACCTCGCATCAATTGGCGTTATGCCGGCTCACTAGCTATGCATTATTTCCACACTGGTGACATTGGTGAGCGTGGCAAGGTTTACTCTGCCAAGCGTGAAGCTAACGAAGACCGGACAGTTAATCCCACCACCGGTAAAGTCTTCGGATTGAAGGCTCGGTCTATCGAGCCAGGCATCAACATCCTCGACCACATGGTCAAGAAGATGGGTGTTAAAGCGACACTTGACTGGGTAACCAGTGACAAGACCAAAAAAGAGATCGATGCCATGCGCAAAGAGGCCGGATATGGTCCTCAGAGCAAAATCAAAGGTGGCATGAACGCAGTCGTTCCGGGCATCCAAATGTTTGGTCCGAAAGTTGGTCCGTTCTTCATGAACCTAAACGGCATTCATGAAGTCACAGTCGATGTTTGGGCAAGCAGAACAATAAGACGCCATACTGGCGGCCTATTACAGCCTAACTACAAGCCTAAAGATGACGGCACTGGTCTGATCGATGCTCCGACCGAATTAGAGCGTCCCACCATGAAGAACATCTACACCCGTGTAGGTGAGAACCTCGGCGTGACACCGCAAGCCGCACAGGCTATAATGTGGGCATACGAACAGGAGTTGTATAATGACCTCGGCTCAAACACCGAAACGCAGCGATTCAGCGAAGGCGCAGAAGAGTTCGCCACAAAAGACGCCGTGGCATATGCAGAACGATACCCTCGATTTGCTACGCGGCAAGATCGAGGCGGGTCGCGAAATGGATCGACGGCAATCGAAGAAAGCCGACAATACACCCTCGACTTCGGGGCTGCTGAACCAAACAGACCCCAACCTGATACTGGACGGCAAAATCTTTCCCCAAGACTAGCCGGCTCACGCCCCGCAACCACCGAACAAATCAGAGACGTACAACCGGTCACGAACGCAATGTTCGAGATTGGCAAGCCTGGCGGCGAGTTTGAAGCCGGTATTCAAGACGTAGAAACAGCGACAAGACTAGCTGAGGCTCTCGGCGCTGCGATGTACATCGTGAACAATAAGGCAGCGCTAGGCCGTGTGTTTGGCTTTAAAGGCTCAATGGATAAGCCTGGCGAGTTCAACATGGGCGGGGCAATGATGAGCGGTGACCCTAGAAACCCCATAAGAGACCCTCAAACAGGCGAAATGAAGCGGGCGGTCGTTGGGTTAATGGGGCCATATCAAAACCCACGCAATCTATCTGAGACTGTGAGTGCAAGAGAAGCTGTGTTCAACGCGCTTCACGAGGTCGGCCACATCATCGAAGGCAGCTTTGTACCTGGTGAAACAAAAACTAAGGCTTCACCTAAGTACACGCGGCTTTCTGATAAAAAACAGGCAACCTCTAAGCGGCTTTACGAAAACACATTCCGCCAAGGTATTGCGTCTTTAATGGACGCGGCTGCAGGGTTAAAAATCGAAGGCTACACAAAGCAGGATGCACAAGAAATCTTAGACGAGATCGTGCAGTTCCAGCGAACAGGTGTTCTCGATGACGGCAAGACGCCAATTCGAGGCACATATCGCGATTTCAACAACGCTATAGATGCGGCACAACAAGCTGGTAAGACGCAACGAGCCGCGCAGCTCGAGTTACAGCTCATGGATGTAGAAGATAGCTACTTCCAGATACCACAAGAATTGGCAGCCGATCTAATCGGGTTTTACTTGTATCTACCTGTCAGAGCCAAGCGGCTGATGCCAAAAGCGACAAAGCTGGTACGGGACATCCTCAACAGCAGCAAGGTCGTTACATTCTATTCAATGCCACTGGCCACACTTGTGGCCGCCATCTTCGCCAACATGCTCGTCGCCGAGCAGGAAGAAGAAGAGAAGGGCGGCGCATTGTCTTTAGGCCAAGGAGCATTGACCGCATGACCCAGCGAAAAGCCAGGGCAAAGTCACCATCCAAAGTCGGACAGGGGGCAGCCCCACAGAAGGCACCAAAACAAAACTATTTCTCGACCCTCATGGAAACACCGGAGGGTCGGGAGTTGCGTCGACAATGGTCGACCAAGAAACGGAAAAACCCAGGCCGCCCGAAAGGTGTGCCTGATGGATATCGCAAAGCGGAGATCGAACCTCTCCGCGTTAAAGCTAAAGAGAGAGCAGAGAAGGCAGTTCAGATCATGGCTGATCAATACAACATCGAGGACACCTATGCGCAGGAAGCGTTACGAACCGCAGTGGAAGTCATGCAAGTACCCGGAGAGACCCGCGAACGACTGGCAGCGGCCCGTTTGGTTTTGGATTTCACAAAAAGTCGCCCGGCTTCTAAGCAGGAAGTGACAATCGGGAAGGCAGAGGAGTTTCTCGCCAGCCTTCTAGACGAGGAAGATAGTGGACCAGAGGCTCAAACAGGTTCGTAAACGCCTGGCCACAGACTTCGAATTTTATTCTCGCTCATCTCTCAAGATCAGGACCAAGGCCGGCGATATCCGCCCCCTGGCCCTAAACCCCGCACAAAAGATACTCGACGACGCTGTTACGAAGCAGCTGGCAGCCGAAGGCAAGGTCAGGATTATCATTTTGAAAGCCCGGCAGCAGGGTCTGTCGACATATGTTGGCGGTTACCTTTACTTCAGTGTTTCGCAGCAGAAAGCACGCAAGGCTCTCATCCTCGCGCATCAGGCGGACAGCACCCGCGCATTGTTCGACATGGTTGGTCGATACCACCAGCACTGCCCAGAATTACTGAAGCCACACACAAAATATTCAAGCCGCCGGGAGTTGTCGTTCGATGTACTGGATAGTTCATTCGTTCTTGCTACAGCTGGCGGAGATAGCGTCGGACGAGGCGAAACGCTCACGCATGTACACGCATCTGAGTTGGCCTTCTGGCCGAAGTCGACTGCCGCTGAGATTTACAACGGTCTCATGCAAGCCGTACCAAACACCCCAGGAACTGCCGTGTTTATCGAAAGCACGGCCAACGGTGTCACCGGAGTTTTCTACGACCTCTGGAAAGGTGCAGTAGAAGGCACCAACGGTTACGTCCCGGTGTTCATTCCCTGGTACGTCGACCCAGACTATCGTGAGCCAGTACCAAAGAATTTCGAGAGGACGCCAGACGAAGACGACCTTGTCGAGAAATACAATCTAGACGACGAGCAGCTGATGTTCCGCCGACGTAAAGTCGCGCAGAACGGCATCGATTTGTGGAACCAGGAATATCCGGCAGAGCCAGAAATGGCTTTTCTGACGACAGGCCGGCCTGTGTTTAATCCAGAGCAGCTGCAGCAATGCCTCGAGGTTGCCCGTGACCCACAAGAGCGTCTTGCTCTTGAAGGGGATGAGTGGGTGAACCACCGCCGGGGCGAACTAACCACATACCGAAAATTAGACCCAGGAGAACGCTATGTCATTGGGGCTGACGTTGCTATGGGGGTCGCGAATGGCGACTTCTCGGTGGCCCAAATACTCGACTCCAAGAAGCGACAAGTCGCTACCTGGCGAGGCCAAATCCACCCGGATGCGTTTAGTGAAATTCTTTATGCCCTGGGCATGGAGTACAATGAGGCACTGATAATCGTGGAGAACAACTCCCACGGCATCCTCACCTGTACGCGCCTGGGCAAAGACATGGCGTACCCCCACTTTTACACAGAGGTGCAGGTCGACAAGATTACCGACCGCGAGACTGTAAAGCTGGGCTTCACGACCACAGCGAAAACCAAACCACTGATCATCGATCAGCTGCGCGCCTCGATGCGCGAAGATGAACTCGAACTAAACGACAAGACCACCATGCGCGAGATGCTGACCTATGTGGTCACTGAAAGCGGCGCCATGGAAGCTGAACCCGGTTGTTTCGACGACTGCGTTATGTCCATGGCACTCGCAAATCATATCCACGAAGGAGCATGGGAACCGGTCGATGTTCCCCAAGAATTGTACATAGAAATGGTGTAAACGCATGGCAATCACAGACTATCGAAAGCTGGATGACGACGAAATCGTCAAGCTAGTAGACGACAATGTGCGTACTAGCACCGGCTACAGTTCCAGCGACCTCTCCAAAGAACGCGAGAAGGTTCTGAATTACTACAACGGCACGCTGCCAAAGCCAGCGCACGATGGGAACAGCAAGTTTGTTTCCAACGATGTCTACAATGCGGTGCAGTCTATGCAAGCCGCGCTGCTGGAGACATTTGCCGCCGGAAATCGCATCGTAAGATTTTCACCGCAAAACGCAGACGATGTGCAACAGGCGGCCGTTTGCTCGGCATATACAGACTATGTGCTGTTCCGACAAAATGACGGTTACTCTGTATTTTCATCGGTTATCTCGGATGCGCTTTTAGCGCGTGTCGGCATATCAAAAGTGTTCTGGCAGCAGTCAGAAGAGATCGATGAACAGGCGTTTGAAAATCTCAGCCAAGACGAACTCGATATGGTTCTGGCTGACGAAGGTGTCGAACTAATCGACAGCGAGACTGACAGCATTGGATTGGTCTCTGGCACCATCGGTGTCACACGAGACACAAGCCAGGTCATCATCGAACCAGTTGCACCAGAAGAGTTTCTGATCGAGCAACAAGCCAAGTCGATGATGGACGCTAAGTTTTGCGGGCATCAGACCAGGAAGACCTTGTCTGAATTGCGCGAGATGGGCTTTTCCGAAGAGCAAATCGACAAGATTGGCGAACACGAGCATGTCGACATGGACACATCGCCAGAAGTCCTGGCGAGACATGACGATCTAAACATCACCAAAGGCATCGACGCCCACGGATATCAGGACCAAGTCCGCGATGTCCTCGTGATCGAAGCCTATATGATGGTCGATGTTGGAGGGACCGGAACGGCGACCCTCCACCGCATACTTAAAGCAGGTAACGCCTTGCTCGAGGTGGAAGAGGTGGACCGCAAGCCATTCATTGCGTTTTGTCCGCTGCCGATACCGCACAGTTTCTATGGCAGTAACTTTGCCGACAGGCTTTGTTCGACGCAAAACGCAAGGACGGTTCTCACCAGGTCAATCCTCGATCACGCGATGATCACCAATAATCCGCGATATATGGTCACCAAA